ATGCTTGCCTTATGAAATTTTTCTTCCATTTTTGTCATAGAATTTATTAAATTATTTCCAATCGATTCAATTAATTTACCAGATAATCGTAATGCGAATAAAACAGCCGCCGCAAAACCGCCCATTATTAACCCTGTCACCAATGAAATAGCGCCTAATAATTTCATAAAACTGTGTTCAGATTTCAAGGCCGTTGCACCTAAACCTAATAAAGCTGCTGAGGCTGTGGAAGCTCCTTCAATTACTCCAAATAAACCCGGTGTAATTGTCCTTTTCATTATATTTACAAAATTAACTGTATCTTTTGGAATAGATTGTAACGTATTTTTTAAACTAAAGAATGCATCCATAAATCCTTTAAATGTTAAACTGGACGTTTTTGATATGTTTTTTGAAAAATCAAGCATACTCATATCTGCGGCGTTCGCTGCGTCTTTGATATTCATTAATGACTTTATAATTCCTAATGCCACAAATGAACCCGTTGCGCCTTTTGTCGCAAATATAGCTTTATCTAATGTATCAAAGGCAATATTGAGCATATTTAATTTACTATCAAGTTTTTCTATGTCTCCAAACACACCACCCAATTTTTCATTAATATTTCTCGCGAAAATTTCAACATCTTCAGAAGCTTTGCGTAGTCCTGTTGATAAATCATCCATTCCCTTTACTTTTGCGAATAGTGAAAGCATTTTTAAAATAATTGATAATCTTTTGACGGTGTCGGAGCTTGTCATCATGTCAAGAGCATCTTTTAACTGTGTAACGTTAAATCTCATGTTTTGAAAAAAATTAATTGCTGTTTTAATTCCTCCGAACATTTTCTTAAATGATAAAGGTATTATCAATAATTTATTATTATATAACTCGGCTGATTCGGCCATATCACTAAAATTATTGTCAGAGCTTTGACGCAAATCATTTATATTTTGATTTAATTCATTAACTTTATTGCTTGCATTAACCATAGAATCAGATAAGCGGTCAAATCCTTTTATCCTAGCAATTGCGCCCAATATTTGAAGAATATTTTTAAGAGATTCCAAAGTATCACTACTAAATATATTTGATACTATCCGATTTAAAAACATAAATGTATCAATCAAACCAGTTGCAGCCGACCCAATATTTCCCAATCTTTCTATAAGAATTGATACACGACTAGAAGTTTTATCGAATGATAAACCAACATCATCTATAGAACGTATTAACTTTTCATATTCTCTATTTGTCTTTTTAAGGATGATAAAAGAATTTTTTTGTGTTTTTGATAAATCTTCGTTATGTTCTGAAGCAATATTCAAAGACTTAGATAAATTAGACAAATTTTTAACAGTAGTTTCTGCTTGAATTGATGCTTTTTTTAAATTCTTTGAAAAATCTGGAGATTTTTCAATTGTGGATGCTAAATTTTTATATTTTTGCTCAACTTTTTTAATTGCTTCTTGTGTTTTTACAGAACTATTTTCGGTGTCTTTGACAATCCTATCCATGCTTTTTATTATTTGGTCTAATGCTTTTGTTGTCTTTCCAAATTCAGCCTCTATTTCAATTATAAGTTTTGATTTATCAATAGCCATTTTTTCAACGCCTCCTATTCAATTTAGGATTTTGCCCCTTAGAACCACCATCAAAGCTCTTTGCTACTGCGCTAAACTTTTCATTAAATTCTAGTGTTTTTTTAATCGGCGCAAAAGTAGAAACCAAATCCACCCAAAGTAAATCTTGATCATATATTCCCCCTTCATCCGGCCATGTTCCTGTTTCTAAAATAGACAGCAAAATTTTAAATTTCATCATGGTTACATGATCATCTCTCATTACCTTGGCTGGGCAAAAACCAAACGAAGGCCCGCCGGGCGTAATTTGGATCGGAAAAACAGAAGAATCTTTTTCCGTGAAATCGTATCTATCTTCGTAACACCGTCTTAATTTAGCTATTGAATCCCTGTGTCCTTTTGTTTGTGGATCTTTTAAGCATTTTTCGCAATTAAAAGGCCGACCACTTTGATTTAAATCAGAGTGATCGGCATAAATTAATGCAAATATCGCTGTTATTTTTTTTTAAGTTCATCTGTATTTTCTTTGTGGGTTATATAAAAAGAATAAATTTCCTCCAATATACCCGTTGAATAAAGCTCGGCTAAAACATCATCATGAGCTAAACCTTGATTATCTTTTTTGAAGATAAACCGTTCGCTTAATGGCACATCATCCGGGTTGTCAATACCCACAAGAATACATTTTACCGTCGTAAACTTATGAGTACCAAGCTTAAATCCAAACTGTTCTTTTTTTCCATCTCCACCGAGAGAAGAGTTATCAATTAAGATTTGCTTTCTCGGTGTCAATGAGAAATTTAGTTTGAAAATTGTAGGCTTTTCGCCTTCTTTGATTTGACAATGTTTTTCAAATTTCCAATCTTCCTTGTATTTTTCAATATTGGAAATTGGTTCTTCTGTTTCGGTATTTAAATCTGTATTAATAGATTCGTCTTTTGATGAAATAAACTCTATAACACCTATCGACTCTTTTTTACGAATAGCCATACAATAAAACCCCTTTACTTTAAATGAATGAAACTGTTACTTCGTCGGCCTGACCATCATCTGACTCAAAAGCAGTACCAGAGAATTCTACTGGTATACTTCCGGTGTCGGGTAATGAAAAACCGGGATAGTTAAAAATAACTCTTGGAAGCTCAAACTTCGCGTGTCGAGAAGTTGCGTCACCAAGAATTGCCGTAATGTTTTGGCCAGCAAACCTTTTCACTTTATGTAAAAATTCTATCATCTCATCGGAAAGATTGAAGGACAATGAAACTTCACATGTCAAGCGGTCGCCTGGAACGTAGTATTTACCTGAGAGGTTATTTTCTCCGTAGCAATAATCGACCAATTCGTGGTTGTTTTGAAAGTTAAGTCCCAATGATCTGAAACAGCTAGTACCCAAAGCATCAATTACAACTGAACCAACCAAGCCTGTTTGGATATCGTTGATAGCGGACAAAGAAGAATCATCTGGCTCATAGTAACAAAGATAAATAGGATCAGCAGAACCGTCTGCATCGGCTAACACTGCGCCGCCCACTGTGATTGTGTCCGTTACTGTGTCAACTGCCGTGATCAATCGTGGAGATAAATCAGGAGTATCTGCGCTTCTTGTATTTCCTGTTTTGATAATCATAACCGCGCCGCCAACTTCAAACCGTTCGGCTTCTCCGGCTTCTAAAACAATTGTGTTTCCAGTATTTTCAATTGTCGATTTTCCAATACCAATTAGGAATGATTTTCCGGCATTTCCTGACCATTCGCATGTTGCTTGTCCATCACCCGGCAATTGTACGTTTCCAGCCATTACAAACCCGCCAATCGTTTGACGCGCCCACTTATCACCAACTTCCATCAAAGTAAAAGTAAGATCGGGAACAACCGAAGGATCATAAACCGCACCCGCTGTCAAATCTTCTTTTCCTAATAATGATTTCCACAAAGTTCTCAACGCCGGATCGATTTCCGCAGAGCTTGCCGACCCAAGAGCAGAATCTATGTTGAAATAAGTTGAGAAATTCCATGCTGTAGAATTTTTTTGTTGAATCGGTGTTGAATGGTGTCTACCGCTTCTTTGTGGTGAGCTTTCAAACGGCGCTTCAAAATTGATTGCTCCACCAGGCATAGTAAAGAAAAAATCCGTAGCTGCGGGATAAACCATTGTTCCTCTAGCTACTTCCGGCTTTAAATAAAATCTTTGCTCTAAACTAATAGAGTCATTTTGTGAGTTGTAAAGATCCACATAATTTTTTGCCATATTTGCACCCTCCTTCGTGCTTTTTTACTAACAGTTTAAACGCGTGATAGGTTCGTAATACATGACTTCTAACCCTATATTTGCTATGTAATTTGGCTGTTCTAAATGTAGATCTGTTAAGCTATCAATTATATTCACACTTACTATAAAATTTAGACCAAGTTTTGGATTAACCATAATTGCTCTTATAACGTCTTCTTGTAAATCCCATAGAGACTCTTGATTGACAATTCCGACATTTAGAGTTGATCTTAAACAAAGTTCTAGCGTTAAAAACCAACTTGTTTTTGATCTGGTCATCTCATGATTAACATTTGAAGATAAATCGATGATTTGCACTGCTGGAATTTCATAGTCGTTGTAGTCTGAAATGTTCAGCCTAATTTGATCAAAAGTAATTGTTTTCAAATCTTGACTATAGCCATTAGCAACAGTAACTTCCTGTAATGCCTGTTTAATTTTTGATGCTATTTGTGTTTTATAACCGCCCATAGAACGATACACCCTTGTTTTGTTAACAAAGATGTTTAAACGGCGCGCCTTGTCATTATATGATAATCAAACAGAATCTAAAAGGATTTTTGTAATTTTATCTTTATGCCTCTCATATGCTGGCCTTAGATATGGTTTTGCTGGCTGGTTAACAGTTCGGCTATGCGATCTGACTCTCACAATTCTGGCTTGTTCAAGAGGTCTTCCAAAAGCTTGAGTAATTAACCTATTATGTGCCCTTATCGACATTCTTCCAGAAAAGCCAAACTCCCAAAAAGCTGCGTAGGGAACA